TCGTCAACGCTGCGGCTGGGCAACGCGATGCGGTAGCTGCGCCACGCGGTGAGGCCAAGTCCACCAAGATTTCCATGAGCTTCGTCAGCTGGTGCGTTGTCACGGGCGCGAAGTGGTATCCGATCATCGTCATGGATGCCTTCGAGCAGGCGGCCGAGATGCTGGAAGCCATCAAGGCCGAGCTGGAAGCCAACCCGCGTATCGCCAGCGACTTCCCCGAGGCCGCGGGTCAGGGGCGAGTGTGGCGCGCAGGCGTGATCGTCACCAGGAACGGCCGCAAGGTGGAAGCTTTCGGCTCGGCCAAGAAGATTCGCGGCCGGCGCCATGGCGCGCATCGCCCTGACCTGGCGATCATGGATGACATCGAGAACGACGAGAACGTCAACACGCCGGCCCAGCGTGACAAGCTGCAGTCCTTCGTGACCAAGAGCGTGCTGTCGCTGGGCCCGCCTGATGACTCCATGGACGCCATCCTGGTCGGCACCGTGCTGCACTACGACAGCGTGCTCTCGCGCTTCCTCAAAAATCCTCTGTGGAATCGCAAGGTCTTCAAGGCCATCATCAACTGGCCCGAGCGGATGGACCTGTGGGAGCAGTTCGAGGGACTGCTGCTCAATGCCGAGACGCCGCAGGAGGGCGAGGCTGCGGCCATGGCCCATTACCGCGACCACCAGGTCGAGATGGACAAGGGCGCCAAGGTGAGCTGGCCTGCACTGCGCCCGCTGGTCAAGCTGATGCTGCGCCGCGCCCGCGAGGGCCATGACGCCTTCGACAGCGAGCAGCAGAACGACCCGGTCGCGGGTGAGGATGCCCCTTTTGCCAAGAGCATTCAGTTTTGGGTCAACCGCCTGACCGAATGGGTGTTCTATGGCGCCTGCGATCCCAGCCTGGGCAAGGCGGGCAACAGCCGTGACCCGAGCGCCATCGGTGTCGGTGGCTACAACCGCGAGACCGGCGTCATGGACGTGGTCGAGGCCGCTATCAAGAAGCGTGTGCCCGACCGCATCATCAGCGACGTGATCGAAGTCCAGCGCGAGTATGGGTGCATCGTCTGGGGCTTCGAGTCGGTGCAGTTCCAGGAATTCCTGCGCACCGAGCTGGTCAAGCGCAGCGCCCAGTTGGGCGTGCCTGTGCCAGCACGCGCGCTGATCCCCATCAGCGACAAGCTGCTGCGTATCGAGAGCCTGCAGCCACACATGCACAACGGACTGATCCGGGTCCACAGCAGCCAGACCACGCTGATTGACCAGTTCCGGCACTTCCCGAAAGCTGACCACGACGACGGGCCAGACATGGTGCAAATGCTCTGGATGCTCTGCGTCACAGGCGGCATCGCAGCCGCAGCCCAAGGCGGCAACACCACCCAACCCCAATCCGCCCGCGAACGCTATGCGAGGCAGGCGGCACGCATGTTCAGGAGAAACCGATGACCAATGAACAGCAAGACCTGCTGATGATCCGTGGCTTTATCGCCGGCCTGCCCGACGAGGACCGTACGGGCGTGAGTGTGGCTGCTGCCAAGCTGCGCGAAGTCGTGACCCAGCACAACGACCACGGCCAACTGGCTCTCGCACTGGTGGCTGCTGAACTCGCTGCGAAGGATTGAACCGTGGGTTTCATCGACCGCTTCAAATCTTTCGTCGGCCTGGGGGGCGGGCTGGAGGGAGAACCTTCCGCGCGCATCCAGACCAGTGCCCACCCTATGCGTGAAGCCGCGTCAGCCCAGGGTTCTGGTGAGCAGGGATGGCGGCGCATCTCGGATGGCTCAAGCCAGCAGAACGAGCGCGACCTGGCGCCCATGGCCCAGGACCGCATGCAAAAGCTCGCCGAGCACTTGTGGCAGAGCAACTTGATCGCCAACCGCCTGGTGGAGCTGCCGCTGGCCTATCTGCTGGCTGAAGGCGTGACGCTGCAGTGCCAGGACGCGGACCACCAGAAGCTGCTGAACGGGTTCTGGAGCGACCCTATCAATAACTGGCCGCTCAAGCTGCAGCCGCGCGTGCGGGCGCTGGGCCTGCTGGGCGAGCAGTGCTACATCGTCAACGTGCGCGATGGGGACGGCTTCGTGCGCCTGGGCTACCTGGACCCGCGCCAGATCGCCACGGTGGTCAACGATCCGAATAACCCGGAGCAGCCTGTCGGCGTCGTCACCAAACGGGACAACCGCGGGCGCCAATATAAGTACCGGGTGATCGTGCTGGGCGAGGATGACGCGCTGTTCACAGAGAACACGGCGCGCATCCGCGCCGAAGAATTCACGGACGGCGAATGCCTGCTGTACCAGCTCAACAAGTTCCCCAACGGCAGCCGTGGGCGCAGTGACTTGCTGGGCCAGATGGACTGGCTGGACGCCTATGACGACTTCCTGTTTAACGAACTGGACCGCATCGGCTACCTGCGGTCCTTCGTCTGGGACGTCGAACTCAAGGGCGCCGATGAAAAGGCTGTGGCCGACTACGAAAAGAAGTTCGTTCCTCCTGGCCCGAACAGCACCTTTGTCCACAACGACTCTGTCACGCTCACCGCCAAGGCCCCGGAGCTGCAGGCGGCTGACACAACCCAAAGTGCACGGCTGCTGCGCAACCATGTGCTGGGTGGCAGCACGATGCCCGAGCACTGGTTCGGCGGTGGCGGCGATGTGAACCGCGCCGCTGCATCCGAGATGGGCGAGCCGACCTTCAAGACGTACAGCCTGCGGCAATCGTTCCTGCGGCTCATGCTCGAAGAGATTGGCCGCTACGTGCTGCTGTGCAATGCTCGGGCTTCCGGTGTGGAGCCCGACTGGTCCGAGGACAAATGGCAGGTGACTGCGGTGTTCCCCGAGCTGCTCAACCGCGATATCACCAAGTTCGCCAGTGCTATGCAGGCCGTGGTCAGCGCGGTGGTGCAGATGATCGACAACGGCCTCATGACCGAAGAGACCGCGCTCAAGATCGTTGCCGACGTGGCCCAGCGCTTCGGCCAGGACTTCGATGCCAAGACCGAACTCGGCAAAGCCCAGGAAGAAGCGAAAAAGCGCAGGGCGCAGCGCGCGGCCGAGGACGTGTTTACCAATCTGCCGGCCGACCTGGTTGCGGCTAAGGCCAAGGCCCAGACCAATGGCGCGCAAGTCTGACCAGGCAGGCAAGCCCAGCCGGGCATTCGAGGCTGAGCTTGCGCAGCGCCTGCGTGAGAGAGCTGCTCTGCTGCTGGCTGGCGAGAACCAGGTGCTGCAGATGCTGACCGCAGCACGAACACAGATACTGGCGACCCTGGCAGGTCTGCCCGCTGACTGGCAGACATGGCATTTGTCGCGCCTGCTGGGCCAGATCGAGGACGTGCTGTCAGGGGCCAGTACGCAGGCGGGCGTGCTGTTCAGTGCGCGCATGCAAGATGCATGGCAGGCTGGTGAAGACATGGTAGACAAGCCACTGGCCGCCCTTGGCCACGCGGTGGAGATGCGCCTGGGCCAGCTCGACGCGGGCATTCTCAAACAGATGCAATCCTTTGGTGTGCTGCGCTTGAAAGACGTTGGAGCCGAGGCGACTCGCACCATCGGCCGCGAATTGAGCCTGGTCACCATCGGGGCTCAGACACCATTTGCGGCCATCCAGGCAGTGCAGAAGGTGCTGGGGGCAGAATCGCCGCGACGTGCAGCCAACATTGTCAGAACGGAAGTGAGCCGGTCATTTGCGTTAGCAACTGATCAGCGCTTGGTCCAGGCCGCGTCCCTGGTGCCTGGCCTGGGAAAGCAATGGCGCCGCAGTGGCAAGATTCACAGCCGATGGAATCACGACATCATGGACGGCCAGGTCGTGGATGCGGACAAGTCCTTCAAGGTGCCCAATCCCGGTGGCGGATTCGACATGATGAAATGCCCGCATGACCCGAAGGCGCCAGTGGAGCAGATCATCAACTGTGGATGCATCTCGCTGCCCTGGCTCAAGACCTGGCAGGTGATGACTCCGGGGGCAAAGCCTTTCACTGAGCGCGAGCTGCAGCTCGATGGCAGAAAAGCTGCTCTGGACCAGGCTGCGAAAAAAGCGGGCCGACGTCAGGAGTAAATGAGCCCATCTGCGCGTTTAAAGCCAATGCGGGCGGCATCGGGACGCGGAAAATCAGAAATGCCGCTAATGGCCCGTTTAAACGCCCTTTAAACATATGCGCAATGCAGGCCAGCAATGCAAATGAAGCAATCCCCTGTCGGTCTTAGATTTTCGCTCAATTTTTGAGCATATGCCGACCCTCGCCGTCCTTATTCATTTTCGCCTTCATCGGCACAGTCACTCCATCGCAATGCCGCAGCAGATCGCGGCCCAACAACGATGGAGTGACCAATGTCCGATTCCAAGAACAGCGACGCCGAAAGCGGCAAGCAGCTGAGCGCTGCCGAGGCTGCCAAGCGCGTCAAGCGCACCGCCATTGAGCTGGTCGAAGTCCGTGGCCCTGGCGGCAAAGTGACGAAGGAACCCAAGGCCAAGCGGGTGCCCGTCGAGACAGGTGAAGTGCTGTCGTTCCGCGACTACGGCACACACGTCGTGGTCGTCACAAGGGACGGCCAGAAGCTCTCCAGCGCTGACGAGTGAGCCCCGGCATGCTCAAGCTCATTCCAGCGGGCACGGGCTACGCCCGGCTCACAGAAGCCGTGACCACCGAGTACGGCCAACTGATCGAACTGGTGCGCCAGGCCGTGCGCGACAAGCTGCGCCTGGCCGCGAATGGCGACTATTACGTCGACGTGCGCGGCATCTGGCCCGACCGCGTGGTCGTGCAGTTCAAGGGCCGCATGTACAGCTACGGCTACACGGTGAGCACCGACAACACCGTCGCCCTGGCCGAGGCCGTTGAGGTGGTTGCCGACTACCAGCCCGTGGGTGAAGCCACGCCGGCATCTGTGGTGCCGGCTGTCGTTGGTGCCGTGCGTGAAGCCCAGGGCAACGCCGCATTCCGTGAAGCCAAGGATGGCTCCATTGAGGTGACGCTGATCCGCGCCGGCCGCAGCGGCAATCGCAACTTCTACCCCGACGCCGCCCTGCGCGAAAGCGCCCCGATGTTTGAAGGCGTGCGCGTGTTCGCCAAGTCCGATGCCGAGCACATCGCCGGCAAGGGCAAGGATGTGCGCAACCTGATCGGTGGCATCTACGGCGTGCGTTTCGTGGAGGGCAAGGGCACCGACTCGGGCGCTCTCGTTGGCACGTTCCGCGCCATCAACCCTTCTGATCCTGCCGTCACCAAGATGGTCGAAGCCGTCAAGCGCGACATGCAGGGCCTGCTGGGCCTGTCCATCGACGCCGATGCACGCACACGCCAGCGCAAGGTAGGCGCCGAGACGCTGCGCGAGGCCCTGCGTTTCACGAAGGTCCATTCCGTCGATCTCATCGTCGAGCCAGGCGCAGGTGGCGGCCTGGACCGTCTGACCGAAGCCACCGCCGAGACCCCTGCCGACACCCCCCATCAATCTGAAGGAACCGCAATGCCTCTGTGGAAGCAACGCATGCTCGAAGCCATCAAGGCAAAGGACCCGGCGCAGCATGCCGCCATCAACTCCGACACCATCAGCGATGACGACCTGGTGCGCGTGCATGAATCCGTGTGCGGCTCCCTGGTGCCGCCTGCGGGGACTCAGCGCATGACTGAGGCCCAGGGCGACAGCACGCCGCTGACCCGTGCCGACCTGCAGGTGTTCGAGCTGCGCGGAGCTGCCCGCGAGCGTATCGCCGCCGCCAAGCTGCCACAGGCCGCTAAGGACCGGCTGTCCGCGCAGGTCGCAACGGCTGCGGCTGACCGCCTGACCGAGGCGGCGGTGGGCGACATGATCAAGACCGAAGGCGAGTACATCGCCCGCATGTCGGAAAGCGGCGCCGTACGCGTGCCGGCCTTCGGCGCCGGCTCCATCGTTGTGGGCGACCGCAGCCTGGGCATGCGCGACATGCTGGATGCGTTCTGGGACCCCCAGCACAAGGACCATGGCCGCGTGCAGTCGTTCAAGGAATGCTATATCGAGATGACGGGTGACCGCCTGGTCACGGGCCGTCTGCGCGAATGCGATCAGTCGCGCCTGGTCGAGTCCCTGGGCAGTGACTCTCTGGACCAGGTCCTGGGCGACAGCATTGGCCGCCGCATGCTGGCCGAGTACCGCGCTGCGGTGGACTTCGACGGCTGGCGCCAGGTCGTGAACGTGGTTCCGCTGAGCGACTTCCGCATGCAGCACCGCACACGCTGGGGCGGCTACGGTGATCTGCCTTCGGTCTCGGAAGGCGCTGACTACCAGCCGCTGACCAGCCCCACCGATGAAGAGGCCACCTACAAGGCGGGCAAGAAGGGCGGCACGGAAGACGTCACCCTGGAAATGATCAAGAACGACGACGTGGGTGCAATCCGGCGCATCCCGACCAAGCTCTCGCGTGCTGCCAAGCGCACGCTGGCGAAGTTCGTCTTTGACTTCTTCCGCTCCAATGCGCTCATCTACGACACCAAGGCGTTCTTCCACGCGGACCACAACAACCTGTTCACGGGTGCTCTCTCCAAGGCCGAGCTGGCGGCTCACCGCCTGGCGATGCTCAAGCAGACCGAACTGAACAGCGGCGACCGCATCGGCATTGCGCCAACCCGCCTGGTCGTGCCGGTGGACCTGCAGGAAGCGGCCGTGGACCTGTTCAAGCTGGCAACGAACAACGAGAAGACGTTCATGCAGGCGCTCACGATGAACATCATCCCGGTCTGGTACTGGACTGATGCCAACGACTGGGTGACGGTGGCCGATCCGGCCGACATCCCTGGTGTCGAGGTGGGCTTCCTGGACGGCAAGGAAGAGCCAGAGCTGTTCGTGCAGGACTCGCCGACCTCGGGCTCCATGTTCTCGGCCGACAAGCTGACCTACAAGGTGCGCCACATCTACGGCGGCGCGGTCTGCGATTTCCGCTGCGCCACCAAGGCTGTGGTGGCCTGACCAACTCCCCGCTATCCAACACCCAGCAGAGAGAGAAAGCGCCGCATGACCAGTGGCGCAGGGGAGTGGCTGTCCTCGGTGAAACAGCCCGGCCCGCCCCGCAAGGGGTGGGTTTGTAGAGCCCCATTACCTGGGGCTGCACAAACCCAGTCATACCGCCTTCCAACCTGAGACCGACATGCTTGCCGACTATCAGCAACTCGTGAACGACCTGGTCGCCGACCAGGACACGGTGATCACGGCCGAGGTGCGCGACCGTGCCATCGAAGAGGCCAGGTTGCGCTACAGCGCAGATCGGCCCCACCACATCGTGGCCGACGTGACCTGGCCGGCGCTGAGCGTGTTTGGCCCGGTGCCCGAGGGCTGGGGGGGCACATCGCGTGTGCGAAGCGCTGAGTACCCGGTGGGGCGGCGTCCTGCCGAGCTGGTTTTCATCGACGCATATCGGACCCCCACGGGATGGGGCCTGGAATGCATGAGTGCCCTGCCAGCGGGTGCCGTGGTCCGCCTTTCTTACACCCAGCCCCACGTGCTGGGCGTGGATGAGGACACCATCCCCATGGAGCACCGCATGGCGGTGGCTCAGTACGCGGCCTGGCTGCTGTGCCAGCAGCTCGCCACCCGATACAGCGGTGAGCGTGAGACGCCCATGGGCGCCGAAGTTGCCCGCACCGAAACCCGTGCACGCTCCTACGCAGCCAGGGCCAAGGAATACCGCTCGGCCTACTACGCCGGCA